GTCAAGTTACATGTGCATGCTACACAACAAGGATGCACAAAATAAGGGTCATGACTCAAAAACTATATTGAATAAAATGTTGAAATGGGAATTTTTCAGACTAGAAAAACCTCAGACACCTAAAGAAATTTCAAAATATAAGGAATTTGATTTCTCTGAGAAATTCATAGAACAAGAGTCTCTGAAATATTTGAATAATATTGCCACCTCAAGAGGTATGACAATAGCTGATTTTAAAGATGAAATTGTGAGACGCTCTGTGTTAAGAACCCCAATCGCAGATCTAGCATCAACAAAAAGCACATCAATAGTGAAGCCTGATGATGATTATGATTATAGATCTAAAGTTTTTATTGAACTATCAAAGATTGATTTTGTTCATCCATACATTATGGGCAACTTTCAAAAACTTATTGACGAATTTGACTGGTCAAAAGAGAGAATCTCTTTGTTTAAGAAGAATCAGATTGGAGGAGTCAGAGAAATATACATCTTACCCATTTTGTTCAGACTTCTCATAAGGTGTGTTGAAGATGTCTCGAGATCCTTTTGTGAATTAGATCATTCTGAGAAATTAACTGATCCAAATAGTAGAGATAAATTTCTGGATGAGCACTTTATGAAATTATCAGACAATAGTGATGAAATGAAATTTAGGACTTTAAAATGGTCAGGAGATATGTCATCTTGGGCCAATTTATTCCAGATGAGACAATTTGAGGTGATGATGATGAGCATATTTCCAAAAGAATTACAGCCTATGTGTTTAATGATATTGGAATTAAATAAAAAGAAGATACTCAGAATTCCTGATCCAACAATTAGGAATTTTAAAGAAAGGCCAACAGCAAAATTGAAATCAGATGAATTGAACAAATTAAAAGAACAGTACTTAGGAAAAGAAGGATTGGTTATAGATGATCACTCTATAACAATGGAATCAAATATGATGCAAGGTATATTACATTACACAAGTAGTCTTTATCACTCAATATATCTAAACACTCTTAAAACAATGATTAAATCAAAATTCAACAACACTGAAATTTCTTATGAAGTTTCATCTGATGATGAAGGTATTCTCATAACCATTTTTAATGAAGACATAAATGTTTTAAATAAAGATGCAATGAGATTGAGATCTTATTTTAAATATTTTAAGACGAAATGTGATCTTCTATTTGGTGTGAGGACTTCATTCGTTAAATCAACATTGACATTTAGAGATTTATT